TTATCAACATGGGTTTGTCTTTCATTACAAAGGCGGAAACTGTTCTCTGTTGGAAGAAGAACTCATAATGAATCATCCTGAGCATGACGACATAAAAGACGCTTTAGCATCGTGTGTTGAAATAGCTAAACCGCCCATTTCTTCACGTAGGTCTAAAGATAAAAGCAATGTAATAGAATTTTCTTCGCGCTTTGGAGGCGTTAGATTTCGATGAATGATAACATTGAAGTAGATAGTTTTGATGCAGACCATCTAGCCACAAAGATTGCTGATATGTGGCAAAGATGGGATTCTGATAGGTTAGAGTGGAAAACAGACAAACAAGAACTACGTCAATACTTGTTTGCTACGGATACTCGTAAAACCTCTAATGGTGCTGTCACTAGCTGGAATAACTCCACTGTGTCGCCTAAGCTAACGCAGATACGAGACAACCTCCATGCTAACTACATGGCAGCCTTGTTTCCATCTCAGGATTGGTTTTTTTGGCAGTCGGATGACAAGTCAGCCTCTATGATGAGCAAGCGTCAGGCTATTGAAGCCTATATGCGTAAAAAGCTCAAAGAAGATCGTTTTGATTTGTTGGTTGAACAACTTGTATTGGACTATATTGACTATGGCAATGTTATCGTTACTTATGATTTTGTTCGGGATATTTACTCTGGCGCTAATGCCAACATTGTAAAGAAGTATGTGGGACCACGCGCCTATCGTGTCTCTCCTAACGATGTTGTTTTTAATCCGGTAGCTTCCTCGTTTGCTCAAACCCCTTTAATTCGCCGTATGTTAAAAAGTATTGGCGATGTGATGCAAGACATTGATACAAAGCCAAATTTAGGATATAATAAAAATATCTTAAAAAAGGCTCTTAAATTACGTTCAAGAATAATAGATGACCCTGAAATCAAAAAAGAAATCAATCTGAACATTGAAGGCTTTGGTAGTCTGGAAGAATATCTTAGTTCTGATATGGTGGAATTGTTAGAATTTTGGGGTGACATTTATGACACTAAAACTCAAAAACTACACAAAAACAAAGTAATCACTGTTATTGACCGTCGCTGGATTATTCGCAATGAGGATAACCCGCTATGGACAGCGCATAAGCCATTCTACCATTGTGGCTGGCGTGTTCGGTCAGATAACTTATGGGCGCAAGGACCACTAGACCAGCTAGTAGGCTTGCAGTACCGTATAGACCATTTAGAGAACCTTAAAGCCGATGTTTTCGATTTGATAGCCTACCCTATTATCAAAGTAAAAGGGATGACTATAGAGAGTTTTGAGTATCATCCCGGTGCTGAAATCAATTGTGGTGACGAAGGTGACGTAGAGTTTATGCGTCCAGACACTACAGCGCTTAACGCAGACATTCAAATTCAAGAACTCATGAATCGAATGGAAGAATTAGCAGGTGCGCCTAAGCAAGCAATGGGTATTCGTACTCCCGGTGAAAAAACTAAATATGAAGTACAAGCATTAGAAAACGCGGCAGGTCGTATATTCCAACATAAAGTGGCTTGGTTTGAAAAGAATGTAATAGAGCCTTTGTTGAATGGTATGTTGGCAGAAGCGGCTAGAAACTTTGACACTGTAGAGCAGATAAAGGTACTAGACGATGAAACAGGAGCAGAAATCTTTTTGGAAGTCACTAAAGAGGATTTGCAAGCGTCTGGCAAGCTGTATCCTATTGGCGCTCGTCATTTTGCACAGCAAGCTAAGTTTGTCCAAGAACTCGCCCAAACAATAGCGACTATTCAAGCATGGCCTGAATTAAAAGTACACATGAGTGCTAAGAATGCAGCTAAAGCGCTAGATGAGAATTTAGGATGGAGCAACTACGGTTTATTCAGAGACCACGCAATGATATTTGAACAAGCGCAGACACAACGCTTAATAAACCAACAGCAAGAAGATTTACAAACAGAACAGCAATTACCAGTGGAGCAACCTGAACAATGAATACTCTTTTGATGAAGCATAAACCAGATGATGTCTCAAAAGAAGATTTTGAAGGTTTGTGGACTAATGCGGGTTATACGCTTAGACCGCTTTACAACGTAGTTTTAGAACTCAAGAAAAATTCTCAAGGCATTAAGCGTGAGGATTTTGATTGCCCAAACCATTACGCAAAACTCGCTTATGAAGGGGGTTTGTGTAATGCTTATGACAAAATCTTGGCTTTGTTACCCGATTCAGCTAAGAACTAACTTTTAGGAGACTTCCTTGACCGAGGAAACCATTTTTTCCGCTGAAAGTACCAACAATCAGCAAGCCGTTGCAACTACCCAAGAGCAACAAAACTATCTAACCTCATTGGTTGGAGACACACAAAAATACAAGACACCCGAAGAATTAGCTAAGGCTTATGTCAACGCTGACCAGCATATCTTAGAGTTAAAAGAGAAGCTACGTCAAGCAGAAGCTAAAGCAGTAGAAGCTAAAACTATTGATGATGTCTTGGAGCGTATTACGTCTAACAAGGATACTTCAACAGAAGAAACCCCTTCTGCTGTTCAGTCGATTAACCCCGAAGAACTAGAAGTCCTAGTAGAGAAAACGCTTAAAAAGAAACAGCAAACGGACACCCGTGAAGCAAATCTTTTAGCGGCTGATAAAGCCATGAAAGAGAAGTTTGGTGAAAAAGCAGTGGAAGTGTTTAAGCAAGAAGCTGACACCCCTGAAAAAGCCAAAGTGCTAATGGAACTGGCTGCTGTTGACCCTAATAAGTTTGTGGCTATTTTTGCTAGTGGCTCTATTGTCACTAACACTATGGACACTGGTTCTTCTGTTACTACAAGTGTTAAAGACATAGCAAGAGGAAACCGCGAGAACATTGAAGGTACTAAGGAATGGGCGGCTAAACTCCGCAAAGAAAACCCTAGCTACTATTGGTCTAGCAATTTTCAAGCTAAGTTTCAAAACATGGTAACTAAGAATCCTTCTCTCTATTTTGGAAATTAAGGAGCATTTACTATGGCTGGTTTTGATTATGCAAAGGTAAATGAGCATCTAGTACGGACAGAAGTTTGGTCAAACGAACTGAAAGAAGTCCTGCAAGAGATGCTCATTGGTACTAAATATGTGCGTTTTTTGGAAGGTTTTGGCGATGGCAACCAATTAACCATTCCTTCTCTTGGTGAATTGCCTGTACGTCAAGCAGACGAAGATAGCCCTGCTACTTATGATTCTGCTGACACTGGTGAGTTTACTTTCTCAATTGATCGTTATCCTGAAGTTGCTACGTTCATTTCTGATCGCGCAAAACAAGATAGCTTTTATTACCAACAATTGATTGGCAGCTTCCCCAGCAAGATGCGTCGCGCCATTGACGAAAACCTTGAAACTGGTGTAATGTCTTTGGCTAACACCCAAACGCTAAACGATGCTAACAGCATTAACGGCGCACCACATCGCTTTATTGCTTCGGGTACTACTAACACTACGTTGTCGTTAGATGATTTTGCTAAAGCTAAGTTTTCTTTGGACAAAGCATCTGCTTATGGCGCTCGTGTTGCTATTATTGACCCGTCGCAAGAGTATGTTTTGAATACTTTGACCAATTTGGTTCAGGTTCAGAACAACCCGCAATTTGAAGGCATTGTTACTTCTGGCATGACTGCTACGGGTTCTATGCGCTTTATCCGCAACATCTATGGTTTTGATGTGTACGTTAGCAACTTCCTTGCTACGCCAACTGACACTGCTATTAACGCAGATTCTCGTGGTAGCGTCAGCAGCCCTGCTAACCCACGTACCAACATCTTTATGGCTGTTGGCGGCGATTTGACCCCGTTTGTAGGCGCTTGGAGACAAATGCCACGCATCGAGTATGAACGCAATAAAGATATGCGTCGTGATGAATATGTCATGAACGCACGTTACGGCTTGAAGCTGTATCGTCCAGAATGCTTGGTATCTATTATTTCTCGTTCAACCATTTAATTGAAAGGATAATAACATGACCCGTGCATCTACTTGGACTAACGCCGATGGCTTGATTGTCGGCTTTGGTACTAATGCTATTGACTTTGACAGTGTAGGCGCTGTGTTGTTTAACAGCAACGAAAAAGAACTCACTTTTGTTATTGACGGTGAAAAGTTTTCTGGTGGTGTATATCAGTTTGTAACCACTGAAGCCTTGCCTGTTGGTGCTTCTCCTGTTTCTGCTTCGGTGCGTGTAAGTGAAGTGTTTGTATTAGGCGGCACTACTCCCACGATTCAGATTGGTACTTCTGGTTCTGGTGCTGCTGCTGTGTTTGGTTCTCTTTCTGAGGCTAACGCAGAAGCACTTGGCACTTACCTGCTGTCTCCTACGACTACGCCGTTGACTTCTACCACTGCTGGTAACTTGCGTGTATCGCTTGGCGGTACTACTCCCACTGTTACTGCTGCTGGTCGTGCAACTGTAACCGTCACTTATCGTATTAACCCCGCTAAGTAATAGGAGCTAGGGGCGGGGGAAACCTCGCCTCTTTTTATATGCCTAATATACAACATTCTGCTATTACAGACCCCAACATACATGAGCCTAAAGGCATTACAACGGCTTCCAATAGACAAGTGTATAAAGCTAATGGGAGTGGTTCAGGTGGGTGGGCGCGCTTAACTGAAGCCGATTTAGACTTTTCTAGCGCATCTAATAACCTATTTGGTTGGAATGACATTCACGATAGCCTATACACTTCTGGTTCACCTCGTGCTATTAGCTCTGGCTCTCGCACACAACTTACTAACAATGCTCTTGACGCATCTACTGATGTTACTAGATTGGGCGCTGTTTGGTCAACTGTAAACAATAACTTTCTAATAAATGACCTTAACGCTCTTTACATTATTCGCGTAAATTGCCGTATTACCGCTGCTGCTGCTGTTGGTACACCTTATATTTGTCTATTTGAATTGCAAAGCGCTGCTGGTTCCACTGTTGTTGCTGGTCAAACAGTGTTTATTAAAGGTGGTAGTAATGTCAATCAAGTGTCATTTCCTTTTGTCATTCCAATGAAGTCTGCTATTAACAACCAGACATTGACGATTTTTGTTACTCCAGACACTAACATTAACTTATACGACACTGAGTTTTTAATTCAGCGTAATTATAGGGAATCTAACTAATGCCTAAACTTACGTTGCTAGACATGACGCAATCCATTCTGTCTGCAATGGATAGCGACGATGTTAACGACATTGATGACACTGTTGAATCTATCCAAGTGGCTGACTTGGTACGTGAGGCTTTTTATGAACTTATGTCTGAGCGTGACTGGCCTTTTCTGCAACAACTGACTACATTCAATAGCCTAGCAGACCCTAATAACCCCACTAAGATGGAAATGCCTGAAAATCTGAATAAAATTTTATGGGTAAAGTACAACAAAAAAGAAGTGCGTTACTTGTCACCTAGCGACTTTGACGATTTGCTTTCTAAAAGAGAAGTGTTAGCTAATGTGGTGAACAGTAACGGAATCATTATGAACCGTGACCCTCAATACTATACTTCTTATGACGAAAAATACATCTTTTTTGACAGCTACGAAGCAACGGTGGATAGTGTATTGCAGTCTGCTAAGTGTAAAGTTTTTGGTGTTGTCTCTCCTCAATGGCAACATCAAAATAACTTTATTCCTGACATACCTGAAAAATTCTTTACCACTCTTTTAGCTGAAGCTAAGAGCCAAGCATTTGTAAACTTAAAACAACAAGTTAATGCTAGGGAAGAACGTAAGGCACAAAAGGGTAGAATAAGACTACAAAGCGAATCCTATAAAATAAACGATGGTGAGTTTAGATTTAATAGAAAGGTAAATTATGGCAGAAGATAAAATTTCAGGCTTTATTAAACGTATGCGCGAGGGTTCTCTTATAGGTGGAGATAGGCGTAAAAAGCGTATTGATGAAGAATTAGAAAAAGCGGAAGGAAAGCAAAAAGATGAAAAAGTTGAGGACGTAAACAAGCATAAATGGAAAGGTGTATTATGATTACAAAAGAAAAGCAATATGATTCAGTTAGCGACTTGTTGCGTAAGAAAGCAGAAAAAAAAGCGGCAGCTATAGAGCGTAAAGAAGAACGTGAAGCTACGGGTAACGTCAACAAACTTATTATTGAGCGTGATTCGTCTGGTCTTTACTATTGCCGTTATTCTTTTTCTGGTCGTGTTCCTGATGCGCTTATGGGTAAATTTACTCATAAACAGAAAATCTTAGATATTGTAAATCTTAAACAAATTCCTTTGGAAGAATAATGGCTGTTACCGCTACCGTAGAAGATAATTTTAATTTTGTAGGTGGGTTAAACACTGAAGGGGGTTTTTTTGTCACTCCTAAAAATTCTTGGGTAGAAGGTACTAATGTTATTCCTCAAACGGATGGCAGCACTAAGATACGTGAAGCGTTAGAATTAGAAAACGGGGCTATTAATTTATCATACACAAATGGTAGTTTTTCTAGTTATTTGCCAATAGACAATAATGGCAATGTGTTTTCTACTGCTTACATTGTGCATAAATGGGAAAATGTAAATAGCAAGCCAACTGTTAATTTTTTTGTTGTTCAAGCAGGGAACATTATCCATTTTTATGATGCCGATAAAGCTATAACGTCAAACAACAAACGCCCGTTTACTGTTAATTTGTTGTCTTATAAAATAGCGCAAGTAACCCAATTAGATGCGTTTTCAGCTATTCAGGTAACATCTTTTTATGGTAACTTGCTTGTTACTCATAAACACATTGACCCGTTAATCTTAGCGTTTAGAGAAGATACTAATACGCTAGAAGTGTCGCAGCTAAAACTACGCATACGCGATTTCAAAGGTATTTTTACAGGCTATCCAGACAATGTAGAAAAGTCTAATGCTGAGTGGACTTCTTTAGGTCTAAAAGAAGCTGTCATTTACAACTTGTTAAATCAAGGGTGGAATGGACAACAATTAAGCAATTACCAATCTGCTACTGGTAGATGGCCTTCTAACACAAAACAATGGATATTTGGTAAAGATTCTAACGATGACTTTTCTACTGCTACGTTAAACAAACAAGAGTTTGGCTCAAGCCCTGCTCCTAGAGGTAGAAACATTATTGAGGCTTTCGACCAAGCACGTTCATACCCTAATGACTATTTTGGTAGTTTGAATGCTGTTGTTCCTGCTGTTCCTGCTTCACAAGAAAAAAGGTGGAACGAGGAATTAGGGGAATACCAATATGTTGACATTCCCGGTTATCAGCCAGACCCACAACAAATTGTAGCTAATGGGGAGTTTTTAAGAGAATCTTATGCTTCTCGCCCATCGTGTTGTGCTTTCTTTGCAGGTAGGTCTTTCTATGCTGGCGCTACGTCTAATGTAGTTAATTCGTGGGTTTTGTATTCACAAATAACAGAAAACTATTCAAAGTTAGGCGAGTGCTATCAAAAGAATGACCCAACAGCAGAGGTAGTGTCTGATTTAGTAGATGATGACGGTGGTGTCATTGTTTTACAAAACTCAGGACAAGTATATGCTATTAAAGCAGTGGGTAACGCTGTTATCGTATTTGCTGCTAATGGTGTGTGGTCAATCTATGGCGGCGATAGTGGTTTCAAAGCAACAAGTTACATTGTAGATAAAGTAACTGACGTAGGTTGCATCAATGGTCTAAGTGTTGTTGCTGTAGAAAACTCTGCTTTTTATTGGTCAGACGAAGGTATTTACAGCGTTACAGTGGATTCTACTGGCTTGTCTAAAGCAGAAAACATTTCAAACGCTAAAATAAAAACATTGTATAACGCTATTCCATACATATCTAAACAAAAATGCAATGGTATTTATGACAATGTAAACAAAATTGTATATTGGCTTTATGGGACAAACCTTGATAAAACAGCATTTAAGGATACAATTCTTGCAGCCGATTTACAAATTGGTTGTTTTTATACTTGGTCTTTTCCTAAAACATCAGGCTTTCGTATTCCTGCTGTACTAGGTTTCAATTTCACTGAGCCATTGTCTGCTATTGAACAAGAAGCTGAAGTTGTTATCGGCAGTGACCCGGTTGTTATTGGGAGCGACCCTGTTGTAGTTACGCTACAAACAGCAGATAATAACCTTCCTATATTAAAGTTTTTTGTTGCTTATTCGGATTATTTAGTTAGTGCTACTAACACTGAAAGAGTAAACTACACTTTTGCTGATTTACAAAAAACCAATCAAGTTGCTAACATAACTTTCCAAGACTTTAGTAGCTTTGTGCCTAATGCAAACACATTAAGCATTCTAGCGCCTATATGGGAATCTAGTGCAGTTGTGTATCCACGTAAGTATTTTATTACGTCTTACGCGTTTGGTAACAATGGTCCCGCTAGGGCTAAAACAGCGCAATATCTAACAGTGTTTTGTAAACGTTCTGAAACTGCTTTAGATGCACTAGGACAAGAAGTTAATCCTTCTTCGTGTCTGCTACAAACTCGTTGGGATTTTACTGACAATAGTAACACTGGTAAATGGTCAGATGAGCAACAAGTGTATCGCTATAACAGAGTGTTTCTTACAAACAACAATCAAGCATTAAACACTGGCTATCCTTTAATAATTACTAAGAACAAAATTAGGGGGCGTGGCAAGGCTTTACAAATGAAGTTTGAAGCTGAATCCGCTAAGAATATGCACATTTATGGGTGGTCTATAAACTATACGGGGAACACTAATGTATGAAGTGTTTTGGTCAGACGAAGATGGTCACTTGTATTTTGTGACAGACAAAGAAGGCACTGTTTGGGCGCATGCTGAAATACATAATTGGAGTAAAAGTTCTTATTACAAAGCTAAAGCAATATGGCTAGAAGCATTAGAATCGTTTAATAAAAGAGGAATTGAAATTGTTTGTGTCGCTATTCCAGACAATGACACTAAATTAAAAAAGTTTGAAAAGATGTTTGGATTTGAAGAAGTAGAAAGCATAGAAATTCCTAATGTAAAAATAATGTATTGTGAAACTGAGGTATAATTATGGGAATTGTTGAAGGTATTATTGCATCTGCTGTTATTGGCGCTGGTTCGGCTGCTATGCAACAACGTGAAGCTAAAAAAGCCGCTTCTGCTCAACGTGAGGGACAAGCGCGTGTTTTAGCAGAGGAACGTAAAAGAGCAGAAGTGGAAAATGTACGCAAGCTACGTCAACAAGTACGAGAGCAACGCATAGCACAAGCATCGCTAACAAGTCAAGCTGCTTTAACAGGCGGTGTAGGAGGTTCTGCTGTTGCTGGTGCGTCTGCTAGTGCTGCTTCTCAAGCTGCTGGCAATGTATCTTTCATGCAAGACATTTCAGAAATTAACACAAACATTGGAAACATTCAAATGGAGACAGCACAAAGGGTTGGGTCTGCTCAAGCAAGGGGAGCCACTTATGGCGCTATTGGTAATCTTTCTGGCACTATTTTCAGTGACATGGGTGGATGGAAGAAAGTCTTTGGTGGCTGAATGCCTCTAGGAAGCCTTAAAACACCCCTAGAATCGTTTATTTTTGAAAATAGGTATCTGACTAGCTACCCCTTAAAAATAATGGCTTAAATCGCTTATTTTACTTTTTGGCAGAAAAAAGAAAAGAAAGAAAAAAAGTAAGATAAAAAAAGAAAGAAAAGAAAACTAATGCAACCTATGGACATAAATGACACTAATGCCACTAATGAAAGCATTCCATTAGAGCCATTAGAGAATCCTTTATATCAAGATGTATCCAATAATATAGAGAATCCATTATACTCTAATGACATTAAACAAGAGAGTATTTATAATAAACCTATTATGAATACTACTATGTCTTATATAAAGAGTATAAACGATGATTTGTCTCTTGTCAATTATTGGGATAATGTGTCTAAGTCTGCTGCTTCTGGTCTAGCGCCAATGGCTGCTGAACAGGCGCAAAAGACACGACAAGAACTTGAGGAGATTTATAGGACTTCGCTCACTGACTTTGCAAGACAAGGGGCATTGGATTCTGTCAATAGGTCTCTGGAGCAATTACAGGCTGTTAGAGCCGATATTAACACTCAGGAGCCATCTACCTACCTTGACGTAAAAGAAAGCGCTCAAAAGGCTTCTGAATCGGTTTTAATGTTACAGGAGCTTTCTAAGAAAACAGGCAAGTCACCTGAAGAACTTTACACACTTGCTAAACAATTCTCAAAGAATTTAGCAATACGTTCTACGCTTGAGAATTTTCTAAACACTTTAGAAGAACGTAGCTTACCTGTTCAATTCTTACAAGAAGTAATTCCTTTACAAACACTAGAGGACATAACACGTTTATTGCCCACTGTCAATAAAAAGCTAGAAGATTACGGATTTACTGAGAGTGTCTTAACAAACGCTTCAGCACAAAACTCTATTCAACAGTTGCTACGTGACTTACCTGAAAACGATGCTGTTCAGTTTTTATATGACTTAAAAGGTTCATTAGTAGACGCTGTAGGTGAGAAGGATGCTAGGAAGTTTTTAGCTACGTTATTGGAAGAAAGAAAAACCACTAGCGACATAGCAGTAGAATCTGTGTTTAGGGCTATAGATGTTGTGTCTGTTGTCGAAATAGCGTCTTTAATCAGGGGCATTATTCGTGGTGGGTCTAAGACAGTTAGTCCGTCTAAAGCTGCCATTGCCACTGGCAACGCTGATGCTGCTGCGGCTGATGTTGCAGCTACCATTGCTAAAGGCAAGCCTAGCATCTTAGGACATCCAGAGCCATTAGATGAAGCTAGTGCATTGAACCCTAGTATTGTTCCTAATGCTTATCACCAGTTAAGCCGCAATGTACAAGACAAACTACGTCAAGCATACGAAGAAATAGATAAGGCTTTAAGAACTGCTTTGCCTACAAGTGGGGTAAACAAGTCTGATGTATTGCGTACAACTGAAGCATTAAAGACACGCTTTGACCCCACTACTAATAAGAGTATTCGTGCCGCTGACATTACCCCTGACTTAGATAAAATGAGGGTAGGGCTAAGTGTTACTTACGACAACAAAGGTATTCTATTTGACACTAAAGAAGCTGCTGAAGAAGCCTATAAAGGCAAGTTAGTAGGTCAAGTTGCTGTTGTAGAAATGTCACAACAAACAGAAGATGTTGTAAAAGCGCTACAACAAGACCTTAAAAGACAAATGGCAGACTTAGAAAAGAGTGGTGTAGCTGTTCTGTCTAAAGGCGAAGCCAAACCTGTTAAGCCTGTTTCTAACATGGATGCTGTACCAGTGTCCAAACAAAGCCGTGTAGAGAACCTGAATGACGTTATTCAGACCAGTAAAGCTGACACTGGCGCTATTGCAGCCACTATTAAAGCCTTAACCAAAAAAGACCCTGAAACAGCAAAAGCGTTAGAACAAAAGTGGATAGAACTGCGTAAAGCAGTTAAAGAAGCAAAGCTAAACACCACTGACGGAGCTAAACTTGTTAAAGCATTGAACACACCTGTAGAGGAAGCTGCTAAAGACTTTCAGACTGCTTTATCTGCCGCTGAAAGCAAAGCAAAGCCTCGCGTTAAAAAAACTGCTATTACACCTGAAATACAAAGCAAGTTATTGACGCTGGAAGAAACTGCTAGGATGCTAGAAGAAGCTAAAGCAGGGCGCTATTTGCCTAAAGGTTATGTTGTTAAACAGCAATATGACCATCCTGTTTTTTCTGATAATAACCTAGCAAAATTGACAGAAGAAGAACTAAATGCTACGCATGGTGCTTTCTTGTCTGCACTAAACCCTGCGCTTGGGGCTGCTGAAACTTATTATCGAACTGCTTTGGTTAGTGTTCACAAACAATCTAAAATAGGTAAAGCATGGGTTAATTATTTCAAAAAGATGCCTTCTCTTAGCGGCGCTGAAAGAAAACAAGTAACGGAAGCGCTTGTTAAGAGTGACGCGCTAGAACATGAGTTTGACCCATTAGAATTAAAAGCACAATTTGACATAGAATCCGAAGAAGCTATTACGGCTTATTATCTTTTTAGACAAAGCCGAAATATGTTGCACACAGGTAAAGATGGAGAAGCTGTTGATGATTTAATAGCTAGGGGCTTTAGAGAAGCTAAAGTAAGCGTACCCGGCACTGACGCTGAATCTACTATTGAAAGTTTTGTTGTCAAGCAAATAACAGATGCTACGCCTTTGTACGACAAACGCGCATACCACATGACGACTGGCAAAGGAACTACAATAAATCCAGAAAGCCTAGCACATGGCGCTCAAGTGTTAGAAGTGCGTGGTGGCTACTTAGCTGGAAAGACCAACTATGACTACATTATTGTAGAACCCACTAAGGTAAGAGTACACGACATTACGTCTGTTGTCGGGAAGAAAGAAGGTACGTTTAGTCGTATTCACACTGATGAGTTTTTTATTACAGAGCGTATTCCTATAGATGGCGATGGCGCTGTAAAAGAGGGGCGCAGAGCGTTGCGTACTGCTACGACTATTGTAGAAGCTGATAAGTATGTCGCTGGCATGAACGCATTGCAAGCAATGGCTAAAGCTGGTGTGCGTATCTCTAAAGACGATGTAATAAAACATCTAGGTGACTTTGAAACCAAATTGGATGATATGGCAGATGCTTTCAATAGTGGTAAATACAATGACAGCATATTTGAACGTAATGTTAGTGGCGTAAGGGATGTTTTCTTTAGAAACCTTATCTATCGTGGGGGCTATGATGTTAGCACTGGCAAGCTGTTCTTTTCTCGTCGCGGGGATAAAGCTATTCCTTCAATCTCTCAAAAGTCCATCGAAGCAAACGTAGCAGACCCGTGGACATCCATACAAAGGGAAATCACAAACACAATTAACTTTGTGTCTGCCACTGAAATGCGTAGGAACATGATTCAAAAATGGTACAACACTTTCAAAGACTTAATTCCTGCTGATATGCTTGGCAAAGATGCTGAGCAAACATTTGCTAATGCAGTGAATAGGCTCGATCAGTTTAAGAAGCTACGTGGCTATGAAACCACACGCGAAAAACAGATGATTGGTCAGCTAAAGTTTGTATTAAACTCTATTGGTGTAGAACATCCAGTAGAACGTATTACTCGTGCTGCTATTCATAGTGTAATGAACAACATAGAAAAGGGGCTAGGAGCAACTAAGTTTGCTAACGTACCCGTTATTAAACACATTCCAGCAATGATGCGTCAATGGGATGTGCCTAACTTTGCTCGTTATTTGACTGCTCATGCTTTTTTGGGATTAGGCGCTGTACGTCAAATATGGGTACAATCGTCCGGTATGATGTACACAACTGCATTACATCCTGTTCACGGTTCTAGGGCTGCTTTTAACATTAAGCCTTTATTGACTGCTTATGCAAGTGACAATCCTGAAGTGTGGAAATGGGCGCTACGCGCTGCTGACCCTGAAGATGTTAAAGTAAGTGCCAATGACTTTGTGCGTACTGTTGCTGCAATGAAACGCATTGGGTTGTTAGACAACATTGGAGCTTCTACAGTTAATGAAGGGGCTGATGCTGCCGCAAACGTACTAGGAAAAACTAAACAGCGTTTTGATGCTGCTAGTTTCTATTTATTTAACTCAGGCGAAGCAATTAACCGTGTAGGCGCTTTTGACACAGCAAGGCGAGTGTGGTCAGAAGCCAATCCGGGGCTTGTATGGGATTCTACTGAAAACCTACCTAAAGTGCTGGAATTAGCAGACACATTTAACGGAAACATGACAAGAGCATCAGAAGCCTTTTGGCAGAAAGGTGTTCTGTCTATTCCAACTCAGTTCTTGCAATATGGCGTTAAGTCTAGCGCAAACCTGTTAGCTGCTTGTAAATCTACAGTTACAGGTAAGAAAATGAGGGGCTTAACTTCTAAAGAAATGTTGTCTGTCTTAATAGCAACGCCTTTCATTTACGGCATGGACAACACTGGAGTAGAATCTATTTATAAAGAATGGCTAGGCGAAGAAATTGCTAATTTAAGCGACGAAGAAAAGCTATACATTGGGCAAGGTATTATTGCAGGTATTATTAATTCAGCGGCTAAAGCAACCACTGGACAAGAAGCGCAATTGGCAATTGGTACAATGACTAGTCCCTTTACTTTTTCAAGGGACTTGACTGAAGCGGCTGTAGATGGTACATTTGAAGTTACTTCCTTAGCTGGAGGCGCTTTTGCTTCTTGGTTAGAAAACGTATTCAAAATCCCTAAACACGCTACTGTTTTGTGGGAAAAAGAAGATGTGACTTCAGCCGATGTTGTAAAAACCATAGCGCAAATATCTTCCGAAACTACGCAGTCTGGTAGAGCATTGTGGAAAACCTACCTAATGGCTACAAACGGTGGCTTAAACTTTGACAACCAAGGTCAGCTATTAGACGTACAATCTTCATTGGAAGTGGCTGCTAAGGGCGCTGGTTTTACCTTGTATTCCGAAGTTACCAGAAATGCTTTCTTTAAGAACGATAAAGAATACAGGGCAGCTATGAAAGACATTGCTGACACTGTAAAGTTCCTGAAGAAAAAACAGTTTGAATTACAGCGAGACGACCCTTTAGCACAAGAGTTACAAAGGCAAATCAATGTTGTCATGAATAGACTTGAGAAGAATGACCGTAGAGTTGTAGAAAGACAAATACGAGAAGATAAAGACTACCGCACTCAAGTACAAAGATACATTGAAAGTAACTTTGATGAACCTACTCAGCGTAGGCTTCCCTCTGAACAAATTGGAGTACCTGCTTATCCTTTCCCAACAAAAGGCAATGAATAATGAAAGCACCTAATTATCAAGTTGATTTAGTACGTGATGTTCGCCCATCCACTGCTGATGTAAGTGGATTAGCACAAGCTACAGCTAATGAAATGGCTACTGCTGGTGCAGCTAGGGCTGGTTTAGTTGGCTTAGTGGGAGGCACTATTTGGGATGCCTACAAAGGCAAGGAAGCTGCTGACTTTGAGAAGAAGATAGAAGCAGAGCGTCAGGGCTTTGTAAAGCCCCTAGAGGATGCGGGTAAGGGTTTGTTAGCTGCTGAAGAAACCAAGAAACAAGGAATGGTGTTTGCTGCTCAAACGGCTCAGAAGTTGTTTGATGAAAGCATGGGTTCAGATTTAGAAGGACGTGACCCTGAACTCATTAAGAAGCAAGTGGGGGAAATGTATGCTAAGACCACCACTCCTATTCTAAAAGAGTATGAACAAAAAATGAAAGCCTACGAGGAAGTGTTGTCTAGCTTTCCCGCAAGGCAGAGCGAAATGATGGCACGTTCAGAAGCATTGCTGAAACAATACATTGCACGTATGCCAGCATTGGCTGACCAATTCAGACAAACAACTCAAAGGATTCTAGGAGTACAAGGCATTGAGAGCTTCACTACAATGCAAGCATATAGGGCTGTTGAGCAATTCTCGTCACAACAAGCTGAAGCTGCTAAAGCGGCTAGAAAAGTGGCTGCTGATGAGGATGCAAGGGCATTCAAAGCCTATACAGACGCTAATAAAGCAATGGGGGTAGATGAGTTTACTTCTTTGCAGCAATGGCAAGACCCTGTTATTCGTAACACAATGGGTAACATTCTACGTGAAAACTCGCAGCTTCGTTTAAGAATATCAAGAGAAGAAACTGAACTCAAAGCAGGTAACTTAAATCTATCTGCTTTTGTTAGCACCCGACTAGGCGCTGAAGAAGCTGCTATGGCTGCTGCATTGCCAGCTATGTATAATGAGCTAAAACAAGCAGGGCTAGGGGAAGCAGACATTCTAGGCGGTAACTTATCGCTTGAACAGCTACGCAATCCTAAAATTATGGGTGTCTTGAGTAAGTATGCCGACCAAGCCACTATGCGTATTAACCAAACTGCTGACAACATGAGAGCAGATATAGGCACTCGTGTAGCTAAAGGTGAAATAAGAGTTGGTGATGTCGAATACACTAGGTCAATGGAAAACATTGAGAAGTGGCGTAAGAACCATTTAGAAAACACCATTGGCACTAAAGGCACTGGACTGCTTAACGCTTTGGAGCTATACAGCAAAAGGGATGAAGCGTCTTTGCAGAACGCTAGAAACACTGTTGAAATGTTTGGCAACCTGCTAAAAATTGTTGACCCTGAAGGCTACATACAAAAACAAGTGGCTAGAGCTACTCCGGAAGCGCTTGCTAAGCTTGTAAAAGACCATCCATCGGCGGCGCTGGTGCAGACGATAATGGGGCGTATGCCTGAAGCACTTGAGAACCCCGCTAAATCCTATGAAATAATACGAGAGCTTTCTGAGAAAGTGGCTAATCAGCCTAACTTCCGCAATTCTTCTACGCCAATTAACAAAGCTGCTAATCCAGAGGCAGCGGCAATGAATGTCATCACTTACGAAGCTGCTGCTAAAGCTGTTAAACTAGCTGCATCAGACCCCACTGTTCCCATTGATGCTTACAACATGGACGCTGTAAAGAAAATCATCAACGGTGCTGCGTCGGATGCTGAATATGGCACTACGTTCTTTAAGCGACACTTCTCTGATTTACAGGCTGTCATACAACGTGCTTCCCCTGCTGATAAGGAAATCATTAAACAGCAAGTTTTGACTGCTTCCACTTCCAGCATCTATGGCATGGCGGGGCATGGCGAAGCATTGTCAAGTGCAGTTTTAGAAATGAAAAATCAGCCGTTGCTTAAAAACATGACATTCCCCGATAAAACAGGGGCAGTGCCTTTAGCTATTACTACCGAAAAAGAAACACCAAAACAAGTAACTGGACGCGGCTTAGGCACCGGTGTTCCTCCTTCTTTGTTACCTTTACAGCAAAAAGAAAAGAGAATAAATAACATTCTTGTTCACGTTGACAACGCATTACGAGTGAGGGCACAATTAAACGATGAATCCATCATTAAACTACGTCAAGACTTTATGCAGCAAGTGGACACAGCGTACAAGCGTGGCATTTCTTTGTCTCAAGTTGTTGCTGAAACGCTGGAAGGTGGAAGAAAACCTTCGGGTACTGGCGCTCCCGCCCCTGCTGCTGGTGCTGCTACTCCTGTTTCCGGTGGAACTACATCACAAGTTAATAAATGGTGGCTCGAATAAAATGGACTGGAAAACATTAGCTAAAAGCCCACAAGAATGGGCTAATTTGAAATACAATGACCCGCGCTTAGATGCTTTTGCTGAAGAGGTAGAAAAGCGCTATCAGTTACCTACAGGAATTGTACTTGCTGTTAAGAATGCAGGGGAACGCACCAATCCCGGTCTGGTGTCTCCAGCAGGTGCTAGAGGAATAATGCAGTTTACAGATTCGACAAGAAAACTTAGAGAAGGCGCTTTTGACCATGACGTTGACGACCCATTCCAATCTATCGACGCTGCTGGAAGATATTTGAAAGAGCTTATTAAAGAAAACAAAGGTGATGCAATGGCGGCAGTGGCTAACTATAATGGTGGACCATCTGCTGGTAAAGCTATTCGTAGTGGAAAGCAACCGCCAGCAAAAGAGACACAAGACTACATAAGCCGTGTAAAAGAGTATTTAACTAAAAAGTATGGAGGAAAGAAATAATGGATTGGTCTAAATATACCCCTTATTTTAAGAAAGAGGAGTTTACCTGTAAGCACACAGGCGAGAACGAAATGAAGCCTGAGTTTATGGACAAACTGTTAGCCATAAGAAAACGCTATGGAAAACCTATGTGGATTACTAGCGGATATAGGTCTCCTAAACATCCCATAGAAGCTGCTAAAAAGGCTTCAGGCGCTCATGCAACAGGTAGAGCATGTGATATAGGCATACAAGGCTCAGAAGCGCTAGAACTGCTTAAAATAGCCTTAGAAGAAGGTATGACAGGCATAGGGGTGCAACAGAAGGGAGCAGGTAGATTCCTGCATCTGGATGATGTCACGCAAGGCTTACCAAGACCGAACATTTGGAGTTACTAATATGTGGAATTTACTTATACCCGCTGTAACGTCTTTATTAGACAAAGTTATCCCTGACCCCCAAGCTAAAGCTGAAGCGCAGCTAAAGATGCTAGAAATGGCTCAGAAGGGGGAATTAGCTGCTTTAGATGCTGACATGAAACTAGCATTAGGACAGCTAGAGGTTAATAAGATTGAAGCTGGAACAGACTTGTTCAGAGGGGGCTGGAGACCCGCTGTGGGGTGGTTATGCGCTGCTGGTCTAGCCTATCAATTCCTATTACAGCCTATTCTACCGTGGGTAGTGGGCTTATTTGGTATTATGGTTCCTCCCTTACCTCCCATCGACAACGAAACTCTAATGGTATTGTTGACTGGCATGCTAGGCTTAGGCGGATTAAGAACGTATGAAAAGGTAAAGAAAGCAAGCTAAAAAGAAAAAAGCCTAAAGTGTTTCCACTCTAGGCTTAAATGTACCTCAGACGCCACTCTGGTTTACAATTCCGGTGAGTGGCGGCCTCCAGAGGAGGACTTTAGCCCGATGCCGAAGCAGGGCGGGAACGTATTAACAGCTTGTTGTAAGGTGGGGCTTATTACCCCGGTAACGACCCGTAGCCACATCCGTCGATGTGGTTCACCTGTAAATTCAGGCACATACTCTGATACCACTAGCCGGATAATTCACTAACACTTACTACTCTACACTACATTTTCCTTCTTGTCAAGTGTGATGTCAAGTGGAGTGTACGCTGGAGGGTCAAATACTAAAAATACTTCTTCAACCTGCTCGTTACGCGCTCTTGTCAATAGCGAATATATCTCACCGCACGGTACACTTACATTTTCATAACGAAACGCCATTTTCAAAGGCATTCCGTTTTCATCAATAAAACAACAACTAAACCGCGCTTTTTTTGTACTCCATGCGCTCCCAAAAACTTTACTGGCTCTTTCTGGAAACTGATCGAGTACATACCAAGTAGGCGCTCTTATAGACCACTTATGTACACTCATGCTGGAGTCTTTCTAACACACTGGATCGAAAGCCCCAAAGACTTTGCTGTTGCAATTTGTCGGATAGTGTTCTTTGTATAGAACACTTTTGAGCGCTTTATCGCTTGACGCATGTAACGACGAAGGGAATTCCGCGCTTCTTCGTAGCTCTTGAACACTGCTTGTAGATACTTCGGAAGGCTTCCCTGCTTGCGTTTGATTTTGTAACTCATCTTTAATCCTTTCAACGTATAAGACTGCATCCATTAGTTCTTCTTGTAGGTGCTGAAACCACCCAAGTAAATCAATGTCATTGCGCTCTAATGTAACACCATATTTCTCTACTCCTTTCTTAGACCTTATGGCAAACTGGTTAATAACATTGTCAACTATTCTATCCTTCATTGTCAACCTCAAAAAACACTAAAATCTATTTTTAAGGATATAGGCTCATCTAGCTCTGCTAAGTGTTCTAGTACTTGGTCAAAGCGCTTGTAATTACAGCCTAACTCAACCCCTTCAACTAAATGAATAACAATGTACTCTACTGTGTCCGTGTCATCATACACTTTCTTCGATACTGTAACCTCTAGTATGCTCATGATTGAAAGTCCTCTAAAGTATCTCGTTTACGCTGCAACACCGGAACCTTCTTAGCCTTTTCTTCTTGCTCTACAGCACGGTTAATGAGCGAAATAAACCCCTCACGCATCAACACCATCTTCTCTGCTTCAGTGGCTTCTATGGTCACTAAAGCACTCCCATCTTCGTATTCCTCTAGCACCTTCACTTCCATTTCAACTCTCCTTTTCTTTATAGCACTTACCTAGCACTGCAAAATCTTCTAAGCGTATATTGTACATAAACGACTGCACTTCAACTTTTAGCTGCCCCGTTGAAAGCACCTCCACTAACTTAACCGGTATTTGTTTTAACCCGTAAGGAAGTTCTTTTGTTGTGTCTTTTGGTGCTATAAGGTATGTCGTATCCCTATCTAACTCCATTTCAACTCTCCTTTTTAATCTCGCCAGTCAAAAAACAATGCTTCTAATTTTTGTTTTTTGCTTCTTTGTTCTTGCTTTTTTACACTTTCTCGTATTTCTCGGTTGTAGTCAATAACGTCTATTACCTCGTACTCGTCAACTAGTAACCAACAAATGTTCTTTATAGTGTCCCCTGAAAAAATAACAGCTCTAACTGCTTTTTTTTCTGGAGATGCCGCATATACTTCAACTTCTAATAAATAATTTGGAAGGTGTGGGTTTTTTCGTTTTATTAAGTAACAATAATCTTTTTCACACTCCGCTAAACTTATTGCCATTTCAACTCTCCTGTCATCCCCACTACGCTGTAATCAGTGACTACTCCTTCAAAGAAGTTCTTAAAGGAAGCCCCGTTTACGACCCAATCAAGCCAATCTATAGGGTTATCTTTCACTTTGAAGTTACCCTTTAAGCCTAGCTGTATCAAACGCCTATCAGCTAAGTATCTAATATACTGCTTTACTTCCTCTTTTGTCAAGCCCTCGATAGCAACAGCGTTGTAACAAAGGTCTATCACCTTATCTTCCAATGCTACAGCTTGCCTAAATGTCTCATAAATGCTACGCTTAAACTCATCGTTTACAATGCGTGGGTGTTCATCGCATAAGGTTCTAAACAGCTTCACCATTCCTTCTACGTGTGCTGTCTCATCTCTTATCGACCACTCAACAATTTCACACATTCCCTTCATCTTACCGAAGCGCTGGTAGTTTAACAGCATAACAAAGGCGCTAAACAAACTCATGCCTTCGTTACAGGCTGAGCGTGCCACTGCTTGCGCTAGACCACTCATTGAATGGGTGTCTGCTTGGCTCATGAACTCAATCTTATCAGCCATTTCCTCATATTCTAGGAAGCTAAAGTATTCCTCTTCAGGTAAGCCTAGAGTGTCATTCAACAAGGCATAAGCCCTCTGGTGGACAAACTCCCTATTGGCAAAAGAAGTGAGCATAGCCCTTATTTCATTGTTCTTAAAGCGTGGCAAGAAATGGTCAATGTAATTAGACCCTACAGCCACATCGCTTTGTGTGAACAAGCGTAAGATGCTAGTTATATGCTTCTTCTCATCAGGTGTAATGCCCCCTGTTTTCCATTGTGTAACATCCTCATTCAGCCTAGCTTCCGCTTCGTGCCAATGAATCTTCTCATGCTCTACCGCAGCCATGACAGCCCACGGATACTTAAAAGGCTTATATGTCTTACTTTGTTCTAATACACTCATTCACTTCCCCGCTTAAAATAGAATTTACTTTATGACCAAAGAAAATAGTCGTCAAACCTAAGAAAACAACAATAATTGTGAGACCTAAAGCAAACAGCGTTCTTATAATTGCGTCAATCATTTGATTTCTCCTTCGCCGTCTTCCAGTAAGCGTCGCTTAGTTCTTCTTTGTTAAAAACAGATTTAACTGTTTTGGTCATCAAGTCTGTTGTTAAAAACGGATTACATTTATGGTACATTAGTTCACCAATAGCGCTATTGAACCTTTCTGTATCGCTTAGTTCTTTGTTAGATGCACAATGCATTAAGGCGGCACGTTCTCGCTGAATTTCCAGCAAGCGCTCCAAGTGATTCTCCCACCTCCACGCCCCCTTATCTGCCGCCTTTGTTCCAGTAAAGTAAATAAAGTGGTCAATAGCTGTTTGTAGTTCAGCGTTTGTCATAAATAGTTTATCGTTCATTTTGCTCATTTAACTTCCTTTTTTGTGTCTCTCCACATAGCGCAAGCAGCTATGTCGCTAATAGCCTCTAAACGTGTATGTATTTGCACCGAAGTGTTTTCATCAACATAAAGCATAGCACCTCTAGCTAATTCATCTATTTCTCTAAGTGCTGTAAGTTTATAAAGTTCAGTTATGTTCATTTAGATTCCCTTTAGTTTAACCAGTATCGTTACACTTGCACGATAACATACTCAGTGTTACCGTGTAAAATAAATGTTTAATTCTCCATAAAAGCATTAAAACTAACAGGAAACTTCTCTCTTGTCAAGCGTTCTATGTCTTTTGCTACTTCTTGTGTCTCTCTTTGTGTATGCGAATCCAAGCGTAGCTTACACACCCTAGCAAAGAAAGCCAATGAACCTGTCCATATCCAAGTAGTCATTGTGTTTTGTGGTAGAATCATTCTAGCCTGTTCAGGGCATACGCCTGAGTTAATTAAGTCTTTATATAATCCAGTAACTTTCTGTAGCATTAAACGATGCTGGTTTTTAATAGTTGCTGAACCTAAGCCTAAGTCAATTTCGATAACTTCTTCGTCACTAGAACCTTGCTTCTTGTTCTCGGCTCTTTTACGCCACTTGTCTGGTGTGTAGAACTCAGGTTCATCGTCTACATAGCGCCTAGACACTTCATTCCACGTCCCCCCTACCTGATGCTTACCTAATTGCCTAGCAACGAATATAGGGGCTTTAATGCGAAATGAGAGGCATGTATGAGCAAAGGGGCTCCAATGGTTATGCTTAGCTAAGTAGTTTATAAGTTTATTGTCTTTCTCAGATAAGCACTTAACCTGTTCACCATCAGCATCTATTTCCCTCAGATACTCCCAATCACTTTCTCTATCAAACGACACTCTAGCTGCATTGACAATGGACAAATCTGTTCCCATGCAGTCAATCAACTCAACAGACATTTTAGCTGTTTTCATCGTAAATACCACACTTCTTCTGTTCCCAAAAAGTCCACTATTTCAAACACATTATCTAATCGTTCGCAAGAATCCCACGCTAATTTATGAGATTCACAGCCTTTATCCCAATACTTATATTCTATTAGTAGGTATCTTCCATTTGGCGAGATTGCTGCAACTTGTATTTGAAATACACTAGAATACTCAGCTTTCTTGTACTGCGCTATCACTGTATGTCCTATTGCTAAATCATCAAACTTCACATTGGCTTTCATGAAAACTCCTTTTCCAAGTATTCAATAGACAACAGCATTTCATCAAACTGTCCCTTCTTAACATCATTCAACACCACTAACCCCCTCCAATGTCTGTTACTCAAGCTGTCCATGTAGTCCTCATCATGCAAGTAATAACTACCTGCGATGATTGAGCATATAGGCGTACCGTCTGCCCTCTTGCCATAGGCTATCTGTTTTCCTTGCTGGTGAAATGCTATGCAACTCATGTGCAGTTTAGACACAATGGCTGACGGGCTAGCGGCGGGTCTTCCCATAGCGCCTACAGGCCAGTAGTGACAAAACCCCACATCCTCTATAAACACTGGTCTTAAAAATTCATGCACTTCCCAATCAGCTTCATAGCCTAAGTCTTGTACGCTTATTGTCCCTTCTAAGATGGGGTTATTAGCGACAGCCCTATTTATGCGATTCTCATGGTTTCCCAACAGTATCACCATACGTGGCTTATATTGCTTTTCCTTGTTCTTCTTTATACGTGCCTGTTCCTCTCTCAAAGGGGCTAAAAGAATCTTCATAGCTTGCTTAGTGACTGCTACGTCATCCTTATAGCGCTTTCCTTCGAAATACTTGCTTCCTGCTTTGTCATGGCTGGAAAGACTTGGCATATCTGCAAAGTCACCCCCATTTACAATAACATCAGGCTTGTATTTAACAATGGCTTTTCCTGCCCATGTTAGATGCTGCAAAGGCACTCCGGGTTTCACTTGGCAATCAGGTATGCAAAGTATTCTCATTTATCCCTCGCAAGCGACACATGCCTCAGAATCTTTCAAGGCATTACGTTCAATCTTAAACGACACTACATCAGCTTTAGCGGTTGATTCTGTACGTAGGTAGTACAAGCCCTTCAAGCCTTCCTTCCAAGCCTTTATATGCGTTCCTACAACATAGTTAATGTCTGAACCCGCTGGAAAGAATAGGTTTACACTTTGACCTTGACAGATATAAGGCTGTCTATGGGCAGCAGCAGTGACAACACCTCGCTGGTCAATCTCATACGCTGTCTTATACACTTCCTTTTCATCTTCCGTTAAGAAGTCTAAATGCTGTACGCTACCTTTATGGTTAATAATATCTTTCCACACCTCATCAGTGTTCATACCTTTAGCTTCCAGCAACTTCTCTAGGTACTTGTTTTTAACCGAGTAAGTTCCTGCTCTAGTGCGAGCAGTGAACGCAGGAGCAAACCACGGTTCAATTGACGGACTAGTATCCACTAGAACAGAAGTGTTAGCATTGGGAGCAATAGCAAGTAAGTGAGCGTTACGCATACCTGAGCCTTTAATGTCCTCTGGTTCCCCACGTTCTTGTGCTAACTTCTGACTAGCTACAACAGCTTGCTCTTTAATGCGGCTAAACATAGCCATGTTCAAAGCGGGTACGCGCCAGTCATTCCAGCCTAATCCTTTACGTTGCAGGTAACTATGGTATCCCATTGCACCTAAGCCCAATGAACGTTCCATGACAGCAGAAAACACTGCTCTATCCAGCTCTGGAGGCGCATTGTCAATGAAGAACTGCAAGACGTTATCTAACATGACAATTAAGTCTTGCACCATGTTAGTGTCTTTCCACTCGTCAAAGTATTCCAGATTGACGCTGGATAGACAGCATACAGCAGTGCGTTGCTCATCTGTAACTAGATGGATTTCATTGCAAAGGTTTGAACCTTTAATGCGTAAGCCATTGGCATACTGATATGGATTCAATGCTTTATTAGCAGTGTCGATAAAGTTCAAATAAGGCTCACCTGTTCTAAAGCGAACACGTACAATTTCAGTGAATAGTTCTCTAGCGTCAACAGTGTTTACAACTTGTTTAGTGTTAGGGTCAATAAGGTTCCATTGAGTGCCTTCCACAACAGCCTTCATAAAGTCATCTGTAATGTTTATGGCGTTATGAACGGCAAAGCATTTTCGATAGGTGTCTCCACCAGTGGGGACACGAATGTTAAGAAACTCCATAATATCAGGATGACTAATATCCAGATATGCCGCATAGTTTCCTTTCCTAGTGCGCCCTTGACGATAGGCTTCCACGTCGCTGTCAATAGTTTTAATGAATGGAATAACCCCCGGAGATATGTCACTAGCTGATCTAACGCTACTCCAATGCCCACCTACGCCACCACCTTTGACAGACAGCCAACGTATCTCTTTTGAATGCTCAATAAGCCCCTCAAGGCTATCAGGAACATAAGCCAAGAAGCAGCTAATGGGAAGTCCTTTAACCTTCTCACCTTCATAGACAGCATTGGACAGCACTGGACTAGCAAACATAAACCAGCCTTTAGAAACATATTCCACTAAGCGCTGTGCTAATGCTGCATCCCCTTTGCTAAAGCACGTAGCAGCACGTTTGAAAGCATCTATGGGGGTTTTCTCATCAGGCCTCATGTAAAACTTTTGCAGCAATGTGTTTGCGTGGTCACTGAATATCATGCGCTTTCCCAATCTTTCAAAAAAATACTCGGTTTTCCATTATAAACAGACACCTCCAATTTACCAAAAATGCTTGCCAACCTTACTAAATCATATGGATGTTGTATAACTATTCGACAATCAAAGTAGTGTGGTGAGTTATCTGCTAACATTGCCTCTGCCTCTACTATATCTTTGTGTTCTTTCTCATTCAAAAATCCATGCAATATAAGTCTTTCAATGTTCTTGTTTTGTTGCGTAGATATTATCACTATATTAAATATCATTTTGTTCCTTTTACTCTCTATAGTCATTATATATTTCTAAGTAATCGTTTCTATAATCAATAATTAGTGGACATTCTAGTTGTTTAGATAACTCTATCAATTCTTCAATTGAACCAATATCAATACTAGGGTGTCCATTTATAAATGCATTTCTAAATGTAAACCCTAACTTTTTTAATTCTTCTGCTTGTTTCGCTTCTTCGCGTTTTCTTCTTGTGTCTATTTCAATTGCGTAGTATTGTTGAGTGGTGTATAGCATGAATTTCATAACGCACCTACTTGCTTCGTTGTTATCTTAACATCCACATCATACTTCTTGTCCATGTCTGCCAGCAATGCTTTATATAGCTTCTGCTGCATTCCAACAGCGTCTTGAGAAAACTCTAATACCTTCTCTGGATACGCATGCAAGATGTATTCAAAGTCTTTCACTATGTTGTAAATCCAAAATTCTTCACCTTCAGTATTCATCATTCTCTCCTATGTTCAGACTTTTTGCAGCGCCACGTAAAAACTTATATGATTCGTCATTCAAGTCAAAAGTGTAAGTGTTGCATATCAGTGCTAGACAATACATAAACTTACCTATGACTTCTGAATTGATGCCATCAGTGTTATACAAATCAATGGTTTTGTCAAGCAGTTTTATGGGATTACTGCTTCCCGCTATGGGTGTTAAAAAGACAGCATCCTGAAATTTACCTATGTCCATTTTAATCTTTCTTTCTTTTCTTTGTCTGACTTAACTTTGTGACACCCGAAGCACAACACTTGCAAGTTCGTTATGGGGCAAAACATTCTAGCAACAAAAGTGTTCCAATCAATAAAGCCTGTCAAAGTACTAACAACAGGCTCTATGTGATCAACTTGTACTTCCTTTGCTACAAAATGTTTCTTACATGCTGCACACTTATAATGCTCCGCTAGTCTCCCTGATGCTTTATTTATTTTCTTCCCTACTTTAGCTGCATTTAGACACTCATACTTAGGTGGGTATCTATTTGAAGCACTACGCAAAGCAGAAATAATAAAGTTCTTTAGCCTAGCTTGCGTCCACTCAAGTTTCTTCTTCGCCATCAGGCTTTCCAAATTCTTGTTTGTACATTGCTACAATCTGTATAGGGAAAGCGTCAATGATGTCCTCTATTGACAGGTTTAAGTATTCCACTAAGTCACCAGCACAATAGAAGTTATCTTCACAAAAGCCACGCATGGCAAGTAGTTTATCTTCTTTAGTCATTTCTCACTCTTTTTCTTGTTGTCCATCGCCAAGAAACTCCTCTATGTCTAGTGGTTTATTCAAGTCTGTAGAAGCATCTAAGTTTATCTTGTACCCATAGATGGAAGAGAGGAAGTTACTAAACTCCGCAACTACTTTCTCGTAAAGCTCAAAGTCAGAAGCAGTGTAATTGTAGTCAATCCTTCGTACTTCTTTACCTTTTTTAACATTTATATGTGTAAAAACGTATTTATCAATGTTCATCATTCAACTCCAAAATGGTTTTTAATTGCTGACTCAATGTCATCAACTTCGTTGTAGTAACTTGCCAAGTTAGCGCACACCTTGATAAGCAATGTAGCAAAATGGTAATTAAACACAGTGTCAAAAGCATGCCAAGAATCCTTTGTCTGATTGGGATTGTCTTCGTATTCTTTTTCAGCTAAAGCGTATGCTTTTTTTTCTAGCAGTATTAACACATCATGCAAAACATCAGTTCCCGTTCTCATCATCTTCCTCCCACATTCTCATCCATTCCATAGCAAAACTAATGTCTTTTTCTGGATATCCATGTTGTCTTAAAAGTTCTTCAACACTCACTCCTTCTTTTAACTCACATGGGAACCCGTATTTCCATCCCATCGGCGGGTCAATCATTGTTTTCATCCTCATTCTCCTTTAGGTAGTTCTGGTAACGAAGCCGTATAAAGTAATAAATGCTGTAACATCAATTCCGGGCTGTAGTCATCCGACTCTATCTTGTCCAGTATTTCATCTAATGTGTATGGGTGTTGAATATGAATGCTCTTATTATTTGCTACGTACCTCAACCTGCTCATAGCACCTCCTGCACTTTAGGCTTTTTAACAACTTTAACAAGAAACTCAGGACGACCAGAGTACATAAACGTCTTAATCCCCTCACCTCCATTAGAATCTTTCCAACATTCCGCTTTATAAGCACAATAACTGCAAGTCACTCCCAACTTCAAATTGGGGCTTGTTTCAGACTGTTTAACAGGCTCCAGATGTTCTAGGCTATCTAAACTACTCTGCACCGTTTTAATAGCATTAGAAGCCATTTCTGGAAACTTGTCAATGTCTTTCTGCTCAATAGGGTAAAAACCCAAGTGTCCCAACTCTTTCTGAATTGTTAGAAACCCTGCTTGTTTCATCCCTAAAGCATGAGCATAGCCACCTAGCTGCGCTTTGTACCCAAACGGGTCTTTATCAAGCGATTCATCAAACTTTCGTTGTCCTTGCTTAGTCGTGCTTTTGACATCCACCAGAACATCATTGATAATAGCGTCAATTCTCCCCCTAATCTTCCAGTCACCTACTTCATGTTCCACTACCTTTTGCTCGTCTTTTACTTCATAACCAGCAGCAGACACCACACTTAGCACAAGCTCTTCCAGCATATCCCCGTAGAAAAACTTTAGCTTTGTTGTAGCATCTAAAGGTTCAGCAATGTCACTTCTATTATACCTGTACCACAATTGACGTGGGCAGGAAGCCCCCACTTCCGAAAAGTATAACACCTTCTCTTTACGCTCTCTGCTTACATCAAACCACTTAGCGTAAGAAGCTACAACAGAATGCTTTTCTTTCGGGGTCGCTGGCGGCTTCTTTCCAGTGATGACATCCTGCACATCCTGAATAAGATTATTTAGCACAAGTATCCCCAATGTCATCAGACCACTCAATAGGCGCTATGTATTTGAAATTAGCGTGCTTCCTAGCTGCGTCCCATCCAGCATGAAACGCTTTTTTCATAGCGTTGTTAAGTAAAGTCCTTATGTGTTCCGATGTGTCAAAAGAACGAAAGTTTTTACTATATTGGCTATAAGCTCTACACTTAGCACTCATCACAATGTCTCATCAGCGTCAAAGGGAGTGGTACTATCATCACCTTTAGGCTCATATTTGACAAGCTCAGTGATTACAATAGTGCCTTTAATAACTGCACCCTTACCATAGCGTTTAGCAAAGGAATGGTCATAACTACCAGTCACTTCAATGACAGCTTTAGAACCATTGCCAATAGACTTAGCATCAATAGTATTGCCCCCTTGAGACACAAAGGCAAAGGGATACTTGCTCTTAGCACTAAAGCTAAAGCCTTTCTTTTCGTCGCTGTTAATCTTCATGCCATAATCAGCTTCCAGCTTTTGTTTTGCTTTCTCGCTAATGTTAGCAATAGTGGCTTTATACTTTGTGTTGTCCTTGTTGTAGTTCTTATTGACTTCAACAGCGTCATTAGCCCACATAATTTCACATGCAATTTTTACACTCATTTTACTCTCCTTTAGTTGGGTTTGGCATTGGCATCCAGAGAACTGGGTAACATGAAACCGTATAACCATATCCATCATTGTCCATCATCCAACGCTTGTTGTATTGCGCCGCCGCCGCTTTCATTAACACCTCACCATCAGCATCGTAGTATCCGCACACGATAACAACCGTTCCATCCTTCGGCGCAGTTTCTATAGGTTGCCAAGTCATTTAACTCTCCTTTGTTAAAATTTCAATCATGCACTAAGTTCAAACCCATACCAAGCAAACAAACCCACACAACCCAAAATTCCCATGTGTCAATAGAAATACCACCAGATGCTAATGAGATACCTAAAATGCCACATAATAAAAATGAAATTATTGCCTTTCTCATATTACTCTCCTAATGTACTTCCGACCAATCAGCGCCTATCTTTGCTTCTGCATCAATACGACACCTAAATCCTACCACATCTCTTACTTCATTTGCAAGTCTTTTTGCTAATTCTGCTAACTTTTCTGCATCATCAGGATGGCATTCAAACACAAGCTCGTCATGTATGAAGCCTAGCTGATGCGCTCTAATGCTTTGTTGTTTTATTGCAACATTAACATCCACCATCCATTGCTTTGCCACAACAGCGCCAGCATTTTGCAGCAAAGTGTTTAATGCTTTATGCTCTGAGCGTACCCACAAACGTCTGCCATCAAGTCCGGGTAAGCTGCCATATTTTAACACTATGCTTTGTACTTTATCCAATAGCTTAGAATAGCGTGGTGTATCAGCCTTAAACTTGTCAATACGTGCCTGACCTATCTTAGCGCCATGACCTGTAATGCTTCCAATCTTAGCAGCTCCAGCGCCATACAGCAAAGCATAGATAAATGTCTTAGCCTGATCTCGTGTGTCTAGCCCCGCTGCCATTTGATTCTTTGTGTGTACATCCCCCTCCAGTAATTCCTTAGTCCATTCCTCGTCTTGCATGTAATGTGCTAGACACCTAAGTTCAATACCTGACAAGTCCACATCGACCATAATGTAGCCCTGTCTAGGAATCCAACATGACCTCATCTCTTTGCCATATTGCACCTTACCTGAAGGCACTTGAGCAATGTTAGGGCTAGAGTGCGTACAGCGGCCTGTAACAGCTCCACATGAGTTTACATACCCATGTACCACACCTTCCTTATCAGCGTGTTCTAGCCAGTTTGCAAGCATTCCTGAGTGCTTCTGGAGCATCAGGTAACGGCTAAGCAGCGTTGCTGCATTGAGTAATGATGTCATCTAATATCGCCTCATCCATGACAAAGTTTCCCTTGTCTGTTTTCTTTTTGGGTTTCCAGCCTAGCCCTTGCAAGCGCTTCACAATCTGTTGTCTGCTGCCGGGGTTAAAGACCTCAACATCATCCTTCAGTCTCTTTCCGGTTTTTACGGAGTATCTTTCCGTAATTATCGGGGGGAAAGCCTCTTGCATTTCCTTCTCAATCGCTGCCAATTCGTCATCAAACCGAGCCTTTAGTTCCAACACTTTCATTACATCTATCTGCCAGCCGTAGCGTTCCTGCTCTGCCAACACTCTAGCTGATGCGTACTCTAGCTGTATGCTTTTCTCGCTAAAGTGCTTTAGTTCCTCTAGCAAAGCAATGTGTACTTTTTGCAATAATGTAACATCTTGTCTGCAATAAGTATGCAAATACTGCATATCAGGCTTATCGAAATCAATAGGCTGTTGCAGCTTATGATAACCTAGCGCTACTCCCCATGCTTCTAGGCTATGGCCTCCTTGTCTGTCAGCGTTAGCAAGTCGTGAAAGCACCAGTGTATCTACCTGCTTGTCCTCTGGAATCTTTATGCCCCATAGTTTCTCAAGCCAATAGAAGTCAAAAGCTATGCCATTATGCGCTACAACATATTTATCATCGAGATATTCCTGTAAACCCTTTGGTGTATAGAAGGTACTATCATCAACACAGCACATCCATATATGACTTTGCTTGCTGTCTGTCTCAATGTCTAAGTAGGCGTAGTTCATTTCAGCGCATGCCCCAACACGTAGTCAATAACTTCATGCTTTTTATCCTCCATCAACGCTAGTGGTGTACGCATATCAAAAGCCTTGTTAGGGGACACCCACCACTTCTCAACAAGTTCTTTAGAACCTAGCATAGAAGATAGAATAACGTCAAGTTTTTCTTTGACACTAGCGCTCATTTGTAATCCCCCGTTTGTAAGCTTCTACGACATAGAAAGAATAGTTAAGATGTTCTAGCGCTTCTTCTCCTTGATAATAGTAATCGTCGTAGTAGCAATCACCCCAACTAAAACCACAATTAACATAAAAACCTTCCTTTGCGCGCCTTTCTATCCATTTAATTGTATTAAGAAGGTGCCCATCATCCATATCAGATATTAACATTGCTGTACCATCTCTAGTAATGTGCTCTACAGTCATTTTTCACCCCTTGCTAGTATGGCTTCCTCAATAGCATCAGCGTCTCTACCAGCAGCAACTTCGCTACAAAGTGCCGCGCACGCTTCACGCTCGGCAGCAGCGACAAGGGCGGCGAAGCGTGTAAGGTGCCGCAATGTCGATTCGCCCCAGGGCTTGCCAGAATCATCGCCCCAAATTTCCCGCGCTATACTAATAATGTCGTCTCTGTTCATTTCTCACCTCTTCTAAAATAGCCACCACCCCACTAAAAGCGTGGGGAGCCAGTACAATGCCGTTAATGCACCGCCAATTAAAATTACAGCAAGCAAGATCAAACAGACCAGCGCACAATCTATAATGTCGTCTTTAGTCATTTGTAATTCTCCAATAAGTATCCATATATTTCAGCATTGTCTGCTTGTGTAACTTTCTTTTCTAACCACTTGGCTTTGTATCCCTTTCTGTCTAATAGTTCCCAATTAAATTGTGCTGAATAACCTGAATGTTCCCATGTGGATTCTTCTTCGGGTTCATACATTGTAATGCCTATCTGACAAGGAATACCATGTAACTTGTAGTCAACAATGTCTATGTAGTTAGTCATTTTTTTCCTTTAACTTAGCTTTAAGTGTTGAGGCAAATGTGTTCCAGTCACCCCCAAGTACGTCCATACCCGCTGAATGCCATGCTTCATATACTGCGTCAAAGAATAACCCTTGCCATTCGCGCTTTGAATTGCGGTAGGCTTGAGAGTATTTACCTTCGCCTGTTGTTATGAACGTATGGCAGGGGCTACACAACGCACCAATAAAACGTCCTTCCCCTCTATGATTGCTACACCCCTTCACGATACACGCCACAGGCTCCTGCTCTGGCGCTAGTGCGGCCTCGATTTCTTGCTGCACGTCAGTAAAACGCTGAAGTGGGTCTGGCTGCGCTAGTCGCTCGCGTAGAACGGCGCTGTGTTTGGCAATACACTCATGAAGCGCACGCTCAAAAATTGCATCTTGTTGTGAGTGTCCAACATAAAATTGCCTTGCTTCCGTATATCCAAGCAGTCGGGCGTTTTCTATTAGCGCATCTAGCGCTTGCTGCATTATTTCTCGGTCAATTTTGTCAGTCATTTTTGCCCTCCTGTGTACTCGTAAAAATACCGATCTGTTAATTCTTCCTGCATTCTTTTGCGATTATTGCCTTCCGGCCAAGATAGCGCAGCTTCTTTTTTGGCTCTTTTTTTTGCTTTTAGATGTAATTCTTCCAAGTCAAGAGCTATGCGTCGTGGTTGCGTGTCTGGCGCTAGTACGGCCTCGATTTCTTGCTGCACGTCAGTAAAACGCTGAAGTGGGTCTGGCTGCGCTAGTCCTAGCGCCTCCAACGCTTGCTGCATTAGTTCACGGTCAGTCATCACAACACCTCACTTTCATCAGAATAAGAACATTCCTGTAACATACCCGACTTCGGGCAATATGTCAAGCCAAACGATTCACCAGTTGCTTGTCCGGTGTATCTGTCTTTAATAACACGAAACAAGCGCTTGTTCCTTTGCTCTTTGTCATCAGCATTCTTGTTGCCTTCTATGCCAAACATGAAATGGCTCCACCGTGCTATAGCTCTGCTGCCAGTGAAGTCACGCTCACGTACTCTAGCGCCTTCTTCGTGGCTATCCCCGCCTTGTGGTGTAGTTAAATGAGACACAAAATGAATAATGATTTTATTCCTTTGCGCCATGCTTGCCATGTCTGCCATGATGCTATCTAGTGCGCGTCGTTCCTCTTTTTCCTCTGCTAATAGTGCTGTTAGGTGGTCAAGGTAAAACAGTTTAACATCATGCGCTTTTGCTAAAAAAGTAATTTTTTGTTTTATTGTAGCCCATTCTTTGTTCCCATCATGCTTAAAAACAAATAATGGTTTTTCTTTCAATCTAATCAATGGCTCAGTGTAGTCATCTTTTTTAGCCTTTATGTGATAAACCTTGGCATCAATCTTACCTGCTATTCTCAAAAAAGTTTCTTTCATAGGCTGCTCAAGAGAAAACACCCCGACAGGTTGCCGCAATACATCCAAATCATACGCTACGCTTTGTGTGAATATGTCTGTCTTACCCATGCCCACACCAGCACCGAAGCCGTACAATTCCCCCTCACGTCTGCCATGTGTCAGTTTTGTCAGAGTAGGGAACACCCACGGAATGCCGTCTTTCTCATCAGCCAATAGGCTATCTAATATGTCAGCAAGCTGGACTATTCCTTCAGGCTTGTGCTGTTCTGCATTTTTATATGCGGCTAACCATCCACTAACATCTCCATATAACAAATAGTCATTAGCATCCTTGAAAAACCCCCCGCTATGTAATATGTGGGTTTTGTGGGGAATGACATCAGCGCATTCTTTAGCTGCTTTCTTTCCGGGTTCATCACCATCAAACGCTATAACAATCTTGTCAAAGCTATCCAGATATTCATATTGCCTCTTAAACGAATCTAAAGCCCCATTAGCGCCATTTTCTACGCTCACACATGCTACCGTACCTGCAAGCATCTGGAACGCAGCCAAAGCGTCGTATTCGCCTTCTGTGACAATTATGGTTTTGCTGCTGCCAATGGGGAATTTATCTTGACCGAACAAGCCTACGGTTTTAGAATAACCAGACCAATTAAATTCCTTTTCAGGTGTGCGGTATTTCTTGGCTTTCTTGTATGGAAAGACAACATCGCCATTCTCAAGACACTCTACCCCGTACTGGGAACAAGTTTCTTTTGTTAGCTTGCGAGTTTCCAAAAGGTCTATCACTTTTTTCTCCTTCGACTGTTGCCGCTGTACGTTTTCAAATTGCTGTTGCCGCTGTACGCCTGTTGCCGCTGGTTGGTAGGCATCCTCTGGTGAACACGCGAAGCAATACGAGTGGCCGTCGCTGTAAACTGCTCGTGCATCACTGCTGCCGCACCAGTCACACGCCACATGCTCTGTAAACTCGCTGACTTTACTCATTGTAAAACCTCATCATATTAGCCCAAGGATGATAAATCCCATCTATTAGCTCGTAACCCGGCACACAATAGGGGGAATATACATTGTACTTTACTTCCTCAAGGTGTAGCGCGTCAATTTTCTTTATCAGGTTTCTGTATTTTGACTCATCGCCGCTTATAATCAAAGCCTCCCTGATCTCACAAAGCAAGCCCTTATGTTCGCTAACTGTTGTCATAGCTTGCTCTCTTTGTCAATTGCCATAACGACCTGTGCCGCTTGATTGTAACGCGGTTTATATACCTGATACTCTTGATTTACGCACACGTGTCCCATGCATTGCATATACGGCACAAGCGCATCCCGCGCCTGTAACAATAGCGCTCTTAGTCGTCTTAGCTCTTCCAATTGTTCATCCATTTTTTAGGCTCCTTTATGTTTCTTTCCGTCAACGATTAAACAAGCGAGATCATCTTTAGGCATAAATTCCATTATTACAATTTCACCTTTCGGGGTTTCCGCAACTAGCGCAAAGCCTAGTGCAGTTTCAAAAGAGATTATGCGCTCGGCCTGATGTTGTTTCAGTATTTGCGCCGCCTTAACTATTGTCATGCACGCCACTTCTTTATAAGCCTGTTCTGCAAATGCTGGCGCATAAGTACAGGATGCCACCAGTGTTGTTAGCGCTGCTATATAGTGTTTCATTTCGTACCCTTTCAAGTAAAGATAGGCGACCATATAGGCCGCCCCTAATTATCTGCGGAAAACCCGGCAAAGTAAAGCTAAGAGAGAGGAGAATAGCATTATAACGATCAAGCCTCCCCCCGTATCTCTTCGATTGGCGTTATTGGCTTCCAGTCTTTCAGTAATTGCCACGCCGTATACTTACGATTTACGCGCTTTGCATGCTTTTGTGCCAATGCTCTAATGCTTGCAAGCGACAAGCGCCCATCTACCGGACAAATAGAATCACTACCAAGCGCACAATCTACGCGGCCTCCGGTTTTTCGTTCGTAGAACTTAATCAGTTTTGACATTGCTCCCCCCTTTCTTTATGAGTTTACAGTCTTTCTCTGACAATAGCTCGATTTCCTCCGGCTCTTCAATGAACCTTACAAAATCCCTGTCAGTGATATGCTCAAAAACAGACTCGTATAATTTTTCAAGTGTCAACATTCTATGCCTCGCATATGTCGTAGTCGTTGTCCTGCTCGTAATTTAATAAATCGTCATACTCTTTTCGCCATTCTAGGTATTCATAAAAGGCAGCGTCATACGTGCTATCTTCTACAGCTTGCGCCCAGTTTGCCACTTTAACAGGGGTAAATTGAGAACCAAACTTAAGCAGAATTTGATACATTTTTTCTTTACAGTGGTCTTTAGCCTTCTCTACTTTGTCGTGCTTTGTGCCATCTCGTAAAACGAAAGTTACAGAATAGATCCGTTGCATTTTATGCCTCGCTTTCTTCCAGTGCTGGCAGCTCGCCCAGCCTGCCTATGTTTTTCGCAACGTCGCGCAACCATTCCTGATCTTCATGATGCATGCACGGGTACTCCCTGACTTGCTCATCAAAGAACCCTTCGATTCCGTGGTATGGTGAAAAATAAAAAGATTCTAATTTACAACCGCTCACCATACAACACTGATAATCACTATTGACTAAAAACACGTTACCGCTTTGTTTATTAAATCCAATTTTTACGCCGTCATCATCAAAATCAATAGGCAAGCCGTGAGACCCCCATGCGTTCAGGATGTCGCGCACCATTTCGCGCTCTCGTGCGAATCCTAGTATTTCGCTCAAGTTTTCAGTGTAAGACATAATAAACCCTTTTCAAATAAGACAAACAAAAAGAAACACTCCAATAAATGATAGACCTGATAGAAAATCATCGGCACTCATGCTTGCACCTTAGCCAATCCGCGCTCGAAGTCTGATGATTCTGGCGCATCGTGGCGCACTGGCATAATGACAGCATAAAATGATTTCTCATTGTCAACATAAACACCGCAGTTGGTGCCTTGCTGCGCCAGATAGCCGTGCTGCTGTGCTGTGCCTAGTATTTTCTGGGCTTTTGCTAGATCAGCTAAGTACTCAGGCATATAGTGCGCTGGCTGGATCTGTGGTAATAATTGCTTCGGCATTACGCGCCGATAGTCGGGATATTTCCCGTTAACCTCTGGCACTGTAATAAAGCCAGCGCCCGTTGTTCTAACTTTAAGCTGGCGCGTTGCGCCTTCAATTATCTCAAGCTCGAATGTCTGCGCCTTTTGTTTGCAAAGCTGCTTCACTGTTTCGCTAGGCATGATAATTTCATCCCTATTAGTGTATTTTTTCTTGCAAACGATGTGCATTCTGTGGCCATCAGTGCCGACAAGTCTGTATCCTTCGCCATCCAGCTCGAATGACACACCGTTAAGATAATTTCTAATGTCTTTATTAGCCATTGCTAGGCTGACGGCTTGTAAGTCTTTTGTTGCGATAGTGTAAATCATTTTTAATGCTCCTTTATAGACACAAAATAAATAAAACCGCTGCTGTAAAAATAATACTGATAATCGGAACAACTGTTACGTGTTTTTCTCTTGGCTTTTTTCTGGCATGGTACATTGTGGGCTTCTCTTGTAATGCTTGCCATGCGTTGTAGTCTCTGTGATGCATTTTCATTGCTCCTTCTTGGTTATTGATTAGCTTCAGTTTGTGAAATGTGAAAGACATAAGTAACCTTTGGGCGCATTTCTTCCTCGCATGCCTTAGTAGTATATTTTACCCAAGTTAGAACCTTAACACCTTTAACACCTTTTTTTACGTGCCTGTTGAGCGCTTTCCATGCGTGAAAAGTAAAGACATTCTCTCTAGGTTTAATGTCTTGAACCGGGATTCCCATTTGTGATAGACCTTCGATAATCGAAGCATAGTTTCTTATATCCAGCAGCGAGTTTGCGAAGCTCTGGTTTGTTGTAGCATTGTGCAATGCCTGTTGTGCTATCTCTTGCTGTTTCATTTTCATTTTCCTTCAAAGTTTGTTTCGATGAGTGAATAGTAAACCTCCATTTTTAGCATGTCAACTCATAAACCCCCATTCTTACAAACTGTTACACATTTGTGTTGTGTTGTATAAAAACAACATATAAGACACAGCATTATTGCATTGTCTTATGCTGTATGGTAAGCATTTGACAAGCGCTCAGAAAGTCTGTATAGTTATATTACATTCTAGATTATTGAGAATGTACCGCTTGGAGGCCAGCGGGGTAGAACTTTCTAGGGTATCTATGAAAACGGGGTAATCCTCAGGTGACATTAAAAAACATCCCCCCGACAATCTGAACTAGACAATCATATTGCGTTATCTAATAAGCCCGGCGGTATCAATAAAACCGGGGAACAAGATAACAAGCTGGAGCAAATAGAATAATGACCTATTTGTTTGGGCAGCCTAGAGATACATATATATATGTCACCTAGGATGGCCTCGCTTTGCCTAATGAAACACATTAGACATTATGCATTAAACTATAAGTATATGGTTTTTCTTTTCTTTATGGAAAACATTACACTAGAGTTTAAAGGCATAAGGCACTATAGTGGAAACTCTAAGGGTTATAACACAAATGACCTTTGTTGCATAAAAACAACACTAATGTACCTCTAATGTACCTCTAATGTACCTCTAATGTACCTCTAATGTACCTCTAATGTACCTCTAATGTACCTCTAATGTACCTCTAATGTACCTCTAATGTACCTCTAATGTACCTCTAATGTACCACAATGCACCATAATGTACCATTAATGGCAAGACAAGCTTGCTTGTAACCAAATGTAACACAATGAGCCACAAGTGTAACAATTTGTAACTTGCGGGGGTCACATAGGGGGCTGGGGGTGCTGAGGACTTTTATGATGACACTCGAGAAAATCCCACAGAAATTATCAAGTTTCAGAGAAATGTTGTAAAAGTATCACAAAAGCCACAAATGACAGGAAAACATCTAAATGCCTAAAGTACCGTTAAGCACAATAACATCAGGATATGGGACAGTAGATGCGTTAAATTTGAATTTTAATGCTATTGAGGCTGCGTTTGACAATACGTTGTCTAGGAATGGGGATACCCCCAATCAGATGTCTGCTAATCTGGACATGAATGGCTTTCTTATTCTAAATCAAGCCAATCCTTATGTGGTAGATGGTCTTAATTGGAGGGGGAATTGGGTTACAGCAACAGCGTATGCTTTAGGTGACATAGTTCAAACTAATGGCATAGCGTATATTTGCATTGTTGCTCATACGTCTGGTGTCTTTGCTACAGATTTAGCGGCTGTTAGATGGCAAGTGTTTGTTCAAACAAACCTTCCTACGCAAACAGGCAACAGTGGTAGATATCTAAGTACAAATGGAACATCTGCTAGTTGGGAAAATGTTGTTATTCCTGATACTTCTGTCACAACGGCAAAGGTGGCAAACGATGCCGTGACATTCCCAAAAATGCAAAACATTGCCACAGCACGATTGCTTGGCAGAGCCTCGGCTGGCACAGGGGATGTGGAGGAGTTGACGGGGGCGCAGGCGACCGAACTGCTGTCTGCTGCATCTGAGACTGTCAGCGGGCGCGTGGAGTTGGCCGATGCAACCGAAGCCGCAGCAGGTACGGACACGACTCGGGCGCTGTCACCGGCTCGACTGCGCGATGCATTAGCCGCTTCTGGCTCTGCACCCATGTATGCCTGCCGCGCATGGGTAAACTTTAGCGGAACTGGAACCGTAGCTATTCGCGCTTCTGGGAATGTTTCTAGCTTAACAGACAACGGGACAGGTGATTATACAGTTAATTTCACTACGTCAATGCCTGACACGGGTTATTGTGTGCTTGGAGCTACGCAACGTAATACATCAAGTAATGCAACAAGCGTGCATATTAGTTGCAACACGCATTCGTCAGCTACTGCTAGAAGCACTGGGTCAGTTAGAGTGGTAACAAGCGTGGCCGGTACTGGAACAGAAGCTGGAACACCCATTGATGTTGAAGCTGTTAATGTTGCCATTTTCCGTTAAGGATAAACAATGCAAGTCATAATCTACAAACAAAACAATGGTGTTTTGGCTGTTATTCGCCCCACGGTTGAAGCGCTTGAGCTGTATGGCATTGAGGCTATTGCAGCAAAGGACGTTCCAGCGGGGAAACCTTACAAGATCGTGGACGCATCAGAGATTCCCACTGATCGCAGCCAGCGTAATGCTTGGACTGTTGACGATGCGGAACTTACGGACGGCGTAGGCGCTGAATATGACACATTCCCGGAGTAACTTATGCTAATTAAAATTGATCCAGCAAAAATTCCACAGCCTGACCCTAAGCTAGTTGGCATTGAGTTTCAAGGTGTCATGTGTAGTGCAACACTGTATGACCAAAATGGTTTGCTGGCAATTCTTACAGCATACCAATTACAGGGCGCAGCCTTCCAGCCTACGCGATTTGAGTTTGCTAATGGAAACTCGTTGGTAATTACTAAAGACAACATCCAAGCTTTCATTGCAGTTTGGATGCCTTTTCGACAATCGTTCTTTTTGCCATGAAACTATTGTTCTGCACAAGTAAACTTCCTGTTTCGGTGGCAATCCGGGTATTCACCTGGAGCGACTGGAGCCACGTTGCCATAATTGACGGTGACGAGATTATCGAAGCAGTGTGGCCTAGGGTGCGAGTGTCTAAACTTGAAGAAGCAAAGAATAAATATGAGAGTTGGGTAATTGCTGAAGTCAAGACTAAAAACGATGCTGAAATAATTAAAGCAGTGCGGTCTCAAGTCGGTAAACCTTATGATATTGGCGCTATTTTTGGTTTTGTAGCAAGACGTAATTGGGAAAAAACAAATAAGTGGTTTTGTTCAGAACTTGTTGCGTGGGCTTTCTCACAAGCTAACGAACCATTATTCAGACGTGGTACATATTCAAGAGTGACTCCTCAGCACCTCTGGATGATTACTGACACTTTTCACAGGAACACGCTATGACTGATGCTATCCTTTTCGTTTTCTTGCTGCTTGTTGTGGTCTTAGGCTATACGGCATATAAACTTCCCATTTCCCAATGGCGCGAGTATTTCAGCACCAGAACTGGAAAAGGTATTCTGAAAGGCATTGTTCTAGCGCCTCTGGCAATTATTGTCATTGCTTTGGTCATGTCGCTATTTAACGCTGCAAGCGCACAAGGACGTTGGTTTACCGAAGCAGGGGTGTTCATAGGCTTAGACAGTACCCTCAAGCAATCGCCTCAGTGTCAAGTGAACGCTGTTGATAATCGCGGAACGAGCAACTTGGGAATGTTCGTGAATATTTGGCAATCACAAAGCGACCGCTTACAAGTAAACTTCAAATATACGCACCATAGTTGTGCTTTGGGTGCTGACAGAAACGCTTATGATGCGTTTGGTGTTGAGCTTCGCTGGATATTATGGAAGCGCTAAACATGACTAACCCCATTGACCCCCGTGAGTTTGGACGTTTAGAAGCAGAAGTTGACCTGTTAAAGCAAGAAGTACATCTACTTCGTAATGACATTAAAAGCCTATTAGAGCTTGCCAATAAGTCTAAAGGGGGCTTCTGGGTAGGAATGGGTGTAGCGTCGATTGTTGGTGGTATTGTGTCTTTTCTAGTGGATAAGATAGCATGAAGAAACAAAAGCAAGTTGACTTTATGGTTCCCGTATGTGGTAATTGTCGCTTTTACAAGCCACAAGAATCTGAAGGAAACATGAATGAACCTTATGGAGCTTGTTTTGCTATGCCGCCTGTTCCCAATGTGAATGAAGATGGGGTTGCTTCTTTAAGACCGTTGGTAGAAATAGATGAACCTCCTTGTGCTTTTCATCAAATGGTAGCTCAATGAAGAAAATTAAGTATGACAAGTCTGTTTTTTGTGACAGCCAAAACAGGCCGCTAATAACAGGATTGTTTAAGGAAACTTCTGCACAGCACGTAGATAAGAAATATGCAGTGTTTTCCTTAGATGACTGGCGTGAAGTGTATTTGGAGTGTCGTGATGTCACTGACTACAAACCTGCTATGGCTTTGGTGGGTGACTGGAAACACTGGTGTATGCTGCGTAACAATGAAAAGCTAAAGCCTTATTTTGATGCGTGGCGTGATGAAGTAGAAACTCAGCTTAAAATGGAAGCCATAGAGCTTCTAAAACAACATGCAGCGGGTCAGGGAGGCACTGCTGCTGCTAAATGGCTTGCAGAGGGTCAGTATAAGGAAATGAAAGCTAAAGTGGCTAAAAACTCCGTAGGAAGGCCTGTAAAAGAAGAAGAAGATACAAGCGAACAAGACAACAAGAAAATAGAGAAAGACATAGGTAGACTTGGGTTAGTTATGGGAGGTAAGCGATAATGCCTTACATGAAAAAAGATAAGAACGGAAATTCTGTACGCGATCATCGGCGTGAGTATGATGAGTATCATTCCAGCGAAGAACAAAAGAAACGTAGAGCAAAAAGAAACTCTGCAAGGCGTGAGCTAGAAAAAGAAGGTGTAGTTCGTAAGGGCGACGGTTTTGACGTAGACCATAAGCGCCCATTAAGTAAAGGTGGTGGCAATCATAGGTCTAATTTACGTGCTGTACCTGCTTCTAAGAATAGGTCGTTTGCTCGTACTAAAAACGGAAAAATGAAATAATGTTAAAACCTCAAATGGTTCGGGACACAAGTGGCGGTGTCGTACAAGCGTTGCAGCCTACAGAAAATGTAACACTGAGTGTTACTACTTCTTCGGCAAGAGTTCAGCTTCCTAGTGACACTGAGCTTGTACGCATTGCTACTTTAGTTGATGTTTATTTGCAATTTGGTGGAAGTGGCGTTACAGCAACCACTTCGTCTATGTTGTTTCCTGCTGGAACAGAAGTGTTTAACACTCAAGACGCTACTACTACTCATGTAGCAGCTTTGTTAGTGGGTACAACTTCTGGTGCATTAACTGCGACAAAAATGTTATGATTATTTTTCTTAAAAAACTGCTTAAAATTAAACTGACGTTACAAGAAAAAGAAAAAGAAATGTGGCGTTTAACTAAAAAATATGAAAAATATAAAGAAGCCCGTCGAGTATTAACAAAGGAGTTAAATAATGCCTAATGCTATATATGGTAAATCACGGGAAAAATTCCTTAATGCTGACATTGATTGGTCGGTAGACACTATTAAAGTGGCTCTTGTTGATACTGCAAGTTATACGGTTGCTATTGATACAGACGAGTTTTATAGCACTATATCGTCTGCTGTTGTAGGTACTCCTATTACATTGAGTGGTAAAACATCAACATTAGGTGTTGCAGATGCAAACGATGTTAGCTTTACTGGTTTGTCGGGAGCGCCTTCTATTGAGGCTTTAGTTATTTATAAAGATACAGGTGTAGCTGGAACGTCGCCTCTTATTGCTTACATAGATACAGCAACAGGTTTGCCTGTATCTGCTGGTGCAACTCAAGTGGATGTTACTTGGGACAACGGCGCTAATAAAATTTTCAAACTGTAAAGGTAAAAATGACGACTTTGGCTCAAAAAGTAGCAGAATTTCCAGCATCAACGCCGGACTGGGAAATTGCTGAGGTATTGAATGCGCCCGACCCTGCTCTGCCAATGAAGTTGACTTCTAGGCGCATCGGCGCTGGGACAATTATTGAAACAATGGGGCTTGGCGCTGTCGGTGGTGGTGTTTTTATTTCAAAGTTGCGCGGATGGGCAGAAAACCCAGAGACAATTCCTGCACAATTATCTGACAATGTTAAAGACATTGCAGAAATACTTCCTGTTATTGACCGTGGTGATTTTGAGGTGTCAAGCAACTCAGTGCGCACAATGATTGACACGCTTGCCGCGCTTGGACACATGACGCAAGCGCAAGCAACGGCGTTAAAAGCGCTGGCGAATGATGTTAATCAGTCATGGGCTGAGCATTACAACATTGTCGTCACGGCACGAACTGTAGGCTTGGCGCGAGGCGCAAGGGAGTAACGCATGGCAATCGCAAAATGGGCAGCACCATCGGCACGGTCAAGCAACTTTGCAGGCACTACGCTCAATTCTCTGGCGAACGCTGGCGAAAGTGCAGTCGTCACTTATGACAACTCAACGAACCGTGACCTCTACGGCACAGTCACTATTAAGTTGGGCAGTATTACGCCCGCGACGGGCGGCTCGATCACGCTTCGCGTCACTTTGAATGATGGCACAGACACAGCTGACCGTATTGGTGGGGATTTGTACGTTGTGCCACTTACAAGCGGGGCATCGGCAAAGGTGGCTGTTATTAACATGGTGCGGCTGTACCCGTATTCCATGAGAATTAGCGTGGTGAACAACGCTGGCGTGGCGTTCGCTGCGTCTGGTAACGAGCTTTATGTGCGCCCGTGGAATGAGGATATTGCGTAATGCCACGCGGTGTTAGTCGCCTCGACGAGGCGCGCTTGCAGCGGCGGTTGTGGACGCCTGATTTGGCGCGGCCTGCGCTGTGGCTTGATGCTGCTGATGCTTCTACAGTTTCAGTAGCAACAGGCGTAAGTGAGTGGCGCGACAAGAGTGGAAACGGGCGGCATTTCACCCAATCAGTCGCGGCCAGCCAGCCAGCGTATAACCAGAACGGCATCAACGGTCTCGGAAGCATCTCCTACGACCCGACAAATGACGCGCTGCAACGCGCCCCGGAGGCTTGGGCATTTCAGTACCCAATAACTGCATTCATCGTGTTTCGGGCTGCAGCATTCACCAACGCCTATAACTCATTATTTGAGTTTTTTACCACAAATAACTCTACCACTGCGGGTTGGAGTGACCTCATCAAAAGCAATGGGAGGTCTGCGGTTTATTCAACAAGCACTGGGGGAACCACACCAAACTACGACGGGACTGGTGTGGCGACTTACGTTACAAATCAAACCTACATCTTCACAGGCATACATCAAAACAATTCATTAGTTGGGTTGAAGAACGGAAACACAGACGGTAGCAACTCCGGTTCTTATACCCTCCGCGCCAATTTGGGAACTTCGCCGCTATACATCGGCTCATCGCCATTGTTCTCCCGGTACACTAACTGGCAAATCGGTGAAGTGATCATCACCAATAATGCGGCGCTATCGACATTTGATAGATTGAAGATTGAGGGGTATCTTGCCAACAAATGGGGCAATGCCGCTGACATAGTGACGAGCAGCCCATTCCTGAACCGCCCGCCGCTGATCGGGGACTGAAATGCCGTTGCGAGTTAGAGTACCTCCACTTTTTTTAGTAACTTCTTCGTCTGTTACAGTTAGCGCTACAGGAATATCAAGCGAAGAATCTTTTGGAAATACACAAATTACTGCTGCTAGGGTTGCTGCATTATATCCTAACAGCATAAGCAGTTCTGAAACATTTGGAAACAGTGTAGTAACTTTTGCTAAAGTTTTTACAGCATACCCTAATAGTATAACAAGCAATGAGGCGTTTGGAAGTCATGCAGTAATTCCTACTGGGGGTGGGACTGCTACAGTGTTTCCTTCTAGTATATTAAGCGCAGAAGCGTTTGGCACTGCTTCTCTAACAGTTACTAGAGTGGTGCAAATTTCCGCATTTGGTATGATAAGTCAAGAAGTATTTGGAAATGCTGTTGTTTCAACAGGTGGGGCAGTAGTAAGTGTTAGACGCTATTACCCAAGACACATGAGAAAATTCATAGGTCGTCGTTAATGGTAGTTAAAAAGAAACAATTAGACAAACAAGCCATACGTGAGGCTGCTGAGGCTGATTTAGAGACTTTTATTCGTCTTATAGCGCCTCATCGTGTATTAGGGGATATTCATTCTGAACTTTGCCGCTGGTGGACTAGAGAAGATGCAAAAGATAACCAATTGCTTTTATTACCACGTGACCACGGTAAAAGCGCTATGGTTGCCTACCGTGTGGCATGGTGGATTACAAAACATCCTGATACCACAGTGTTATATGTATCTGCGACAGCTAACCTAGCAGAAAAACAATTAAAGTTTATTAAGGATATTTTTACCAGCGACACTTATAAATTTTATTGGCCTGAAATGGTTAATGAGCAGGAAGGTCGTAGAGAAAAGTGGACTGAGGGTGAAATTGCTATTGACCATCCTAAACGTAAGCAAGAAGGTGTACGTGACCCAACTATTAAAGCTGCTGGTATTGGTGCTAACGTCACTGGTATGCATTGTAGTTTGGCTGTTTTGGATGACGTTGTTGTTCCCGATAATGCTTATACTGAAAAGGGAAGGGACGATGTTAAGTCGTACTACTCGCAGCTATCGTCTATTGAGTCAACGGGGTCTAAAGAGTGGGTCGTAGGTACTCGCTACCATCCGGGTGATTTGTATAAAGACTTGATGGAAATGACGGAAACCTACTATGACGCTGAAAAAGATGAAGATGTAGAAGTACCTGTCTATGAAGTGTTTGAACGTGTTGTAGAAACTGATGGTGAGTTTCTATGGCCTAAACAACGTAGAGCAGATGGAAAGACATTTGGGTTTGACGAAAAAGAACTAGCGCGTAAGAAAGCAAAATACTTAGACATTACGCAATTCTTTGCTCAATACTACAATAACCCCAATGCGTCTGAAAATGCCATTATAGACAGAAGCAAGTTTAATTATTATGAGCGAGAATCGGTAACTAACGTAAGTGGTGCATGGTACATAGGTGATAAACTTATCAATGTGTTTGCCGCTATGGACTTTGCGTACACAATAAATACAGGTTCAGATTTTACCGTAATTTTAATACTAGGCGTAGACGAAGATAATTATTTGTATGTCTTAGACATTGAAAGATTTAAGACAAACAAGATTAGCGTCATGTATGACAAAGTAGAAAGAATGTATCGTAAATGGCGCTTTAGAAAAATACGGTGCGAAGTGTCAGGGATGCAAAAGATTATTGTGTCTCAATTCAAAGATTACATGAGAAGTCAAAACATAGTGTTTTCTATTGATGAGTACACCCCACCTAGAAACGTAAAGAAAGAAGAACGTATTTCAGCTATTTTGGAACCGCGTTATCAACATGGGTTTGTCTTTCATTACAAAGGCGGTAACTGTTCTCTGTTGGAAGAAGAACTCATAATGAATCATCCTGAGCATGACGACATAAAAGATGCTTTAGCGTCGTGTGTTGAAATAGCTAAACCGCCAATTTCTTCACGTAGGTCTAAAGATAAAAGCAATGTAATAGAATTTTCTTCGCGCTTTGGAGGCGTTAGATTTCGATGAATGATAACATTGAAGTAGATAGTTTTGATGCAGACCATCTAGCCACAAA